GGGACATTCCGAGATCCGCGGCCACCGGGCCAGCGTAACTGAGAGCCTCGCCCAACTGATCGACACTGTTGAATGTCGCGTTTGCCGCCAGCGTCAGGACGTCAGCCACTCGCGTGGCATGCTCGGCACCAAGCGAGAACTGGCGAAGCGTGGCGGCCATCAGGCCGGCAGACATGACAGCATCAGTCCCGCTCGCTCGCGAGAGATTCAGGACCGCGGCGGTCATCGTGTCGATTTCATTGGGACTGAAGCCAGCCTTGCCCAGCTCGCCCATCAGCTGAGCCACCTGCACCGCGGTGAATGAGGTGGTTCGCCCCAACTCGAGGGCCGTCCCGCGGAGCTGCTCCAGCTGTACTCCGGTGGCCTGCGAGACTGCCCCGGTCATTCTGATCGCGTCGTCAAACTGGATCAGCTGAGCCACTGGAAGGGCCGTTGCGGCCAGCCCACCAAACCCCGCAGCGAATGCAGTTCGGCCAATGTTCTGGACCCTTGCACCAAACTGCCGCAGGCGGCGTTCTGCCACGGTGAGGCCACGTTTGAGCGGGTTGTCCTCGAGGAAAAATTCCACGAACGCCCGGCCCGCTCGTACTGATCGACTCGATGCCATTCGTGAACCTCACAACCACCGCAGAAACGGACTGACCTCAGGTTTCGGCGGCTTCGGTTTTTCGATTTTGTACGGATTGAATCTGAGCATGTCACCAGGCCGTTTCGACCACACGTCGACAGTCACAGCCATGACCGAAGAAACCTTGTCCCACTCCTCACACCGGCGGGCCCGATCCATGGTATCGAGTTCCCGCCAGGTGTAAGGATCGGGGCTTAGTCCGAGCCTTCCGGCTGCGGCGTAGACGAGTTCCCAGGGCTCAAATCCATCGAGAGGATCTCCCGCGTCATCTCGCTCACCAGATCCGTCGCCGTGATCCTCTGAGCCAGTGCCCGACGTCCTGCCTGCACTGTCTCGATCGCCTTCTCCAGCGCGGCGGCCATCTCTGGTTCGCCGCTTTCGTGGAAAAAATCGCGGAGGCTTTCATTCACTCCACGGATCAGAGCTGCGACGTCTGAGCCTGTGGCAGCCTCTGCCAGTTCGTCCTGCTGCTCTGGTGTCTGCAAGCCGTAGAATTCACAGACTACTGGCCAGCAAACATCCGACTGCCCGAGGAACTGACTGAAGACCTTCACGTCGCGGCTGAGCAGGTCGATTCCATGAACCCGTTTGATGCGGCGCAACAGTCCGAGTGTGGCTTCACACTCGAGCTGGCGGCCGCGCTTCAGTTTAACCTGCGGCACTGTCGCCCTCCTTCACCGCAGCGGATGCCTGTGCAATCTGCTGCTGGATGAAATTCGGGTCTGCAATTTTGGCTGCTCCATACTCGCGAGCTTCCTCGAGAGTCATGAATGGGATAGCCGTAAATGACTGCAAACTGCCGTCGGCGTTGCGAACAAAATGCACGGTTGGCTGAGGTTTCATCGTTGCTCCCCCGAGAGCGTGAAACGGATTCAAAAATCAGATCAGGTGGTCGTGGTCGTCGGTGCAGCAATCGTCTGGAACGTCGGCTGGTACGTGCTCACAGCTGCAGGCTGCAGCGTGAATTCGACCGAATTGAACGCGGCCAGATCGCTGGGCTTTGGTGCCGATGTCACAACCATGTCTGCAAAAACACCCTTTGTCCCTGCGGTTGCAATAGCTCCATCCATGTCGGCCACTGCAATCGGCGTCCCGTTGCGGTATGCGGTCCACAGAATCGCCTGTGCTGCGTCGTCCGGATCGTAGGTGCAGGCCACGGTGTAGGACAGCGTGCGTTTCCCAACTCCATGCGTGGTGAATTCGCCGCGTCGGTTGGTCACGTCAGCAACCGCTCGCGAATCCTCCATTCCGATGGATTCAGTCAAGTCAACCTCGGACCACGTGATTGACGTGCCAGCCTGATGCAGTGTGGCCGAAACGTAAAATTTGCCGCGAAGGCCGTGTTTGTATGCCATCAGAATATGTCCCTAAAAATCCTCGGAATCTGTCGATCAATTGCCGTATCAAATGCCGGTCGCATATATGGCCGCGGAGCCACCGTAACCGGCTTTTTCTCAAACGATGCTCGCACCTTATTTTCTTTAGCGAGAAACCACCGCGGCCGGTATGCCACAGTGGTCCCACCATACTCCAGCAGGCCCGGAATGTCCTTTTTGTCGAAGATGATTGGGCCGATAACCACTGAGGCCAGATTCGGCTCGACAATGAATAGAATCAGATCGCGAAAGCGGCTGAAGATTCTTCCGCTGAACGTGTAATCCTTGCGGTAGTTCGGCGGTGAATACGATGCCGAAATTGTCTGCGGCCACGGTTGCACGATGTCTTTCAGTTCCGCGTCTTGAGCCTTGCGAGCACCGGCAACAAACCGCCCGCGTTTATCGCGCTTGAGCTCGAATCTTTCGAGGCCCACAAGCTCCTTGATTTCCTGCGGCAGCTCATCCGCTCGCAGGTCTCGTTTTGGTTCCAGCGAGTTGCGAGCCACTCGCATGACGTAGGCCCCGAACGTGGCGAGGCGGCGGCGGGCCACCTTGTCCAAGCGGCTCACGATCGCGGGACGATCCAGAAACAGGGTCTTCGCCTGTTTCACGGTCATCCGTAAACCGAATTCCTCCACGCTCATTGCCACTGCCTCGAGGTGTAGACCTTCGCTGAGTTGTCGTTATTCCACCACTGCCAATGTCTGCCAGTCGTTGCCGACTCACAGACTCGATACTCGATTTCATCAACCGTGATCAGATCACCAATCTGCAGATCCTCGCCGCAAACATCGAGGCCGATGATCCACAGCTGCTCATTTGAGTCCACAGTGAAATCGCCGCCAAACGATTGCAGATTTTTGCGGCTGCTCACTTTAGTGATCAGTATATTCGCCGCAATCGTCTCATCGCCTCGCGTGATCGTCGCAGTATCGCCGGCCACGGATTTGATCCGTGTTCTGACGTGCTCTGCGGCTTCAGTTCGGCGGCTCATTGTGATCTCAAAAAAAGCAGGCTGCAGGCTTTCGCACTGCAACCTGCGGAGGGGTTGTTCGTTCGATCAATTGGTTGATCAGACGGTCGTTGTGGTTGTCGGGATCTGTGCGGTGTTTGCCGGCTGCCCAGCGTTGTTCAGGGCCACCACGCCGAAGGCGGCGTTCAGGGCCTTGTCCTTCACGTAGGTGCCGATCACAGTTCCAGTCAGTGCCAGATTCTGCGTGGTCATGTTGATGCGTGCCGGCTGGCCAGCAGCGATCGCCGCAAAATTGCCGGCGGTGATCTTCAGGACCACCTCGGTCTCGAGTGACGGAATCACCGCACCGCTGGCCACGTTCTGTGTGCCACCGTAGTAGCCGATTCGGCCATCAGGGCACTCATGCAGGTGACCACTGCTCACAGCTCGCAGTGCGGTAACGTTCTCGACAGTCGAATATTCGCCGTGCACAGTCGCGCCCATCGTCATTTACTCCTCTTGCGTTTGGGCTGCGTCTCAGCCTCGTTTTGTTCTGCGGATTCAGGATCAGTATTGAGTTCGAAAGCAGCCTCCGGAGCGTCTGAGACCAGCCCAAAAGCGGCCAACTGAACAGCTCGAACGTCATCAAACTTAGCGGTATCCCCTGGCTCATAGGTCACGCCATCGTCGATGAATCGTCGTTCAATCAGGCAGGGCTTCATGGTTAGTCTCAGACACTTCCGGAGGGTGATTCAGATGGATCAGGCGTTGTTACGCTGAACCGACTTGCGGCGGACTGGTGCGATACCTGCGGCCATGCTGCAATCGTACCAGAATCCGAACATGCCATTGCCAAGGGTGCCAGTTCGCAGGCGTGGAACGCGGCCCAAACCGGCCACGTAAACCAGCTCGATCGCCGGCTGTGTGGCGTCTGCAATCCACCACGTGGTTGGCACACCGGCCACCGTCGCCGGAATGTCGGCAGCGTCGGTCGGGTCCGTGAATCCGTTGTCGATTCGGGCGTCACTCAGCACACCACCGATCTGGCCTGCCAGAACGTTGAGAGAGCTGCGGGTCGCATTCTCGCCGGTGATCAGTGCAGACGGGCTCAGCAGTTCCGCGGCGGTGAATCGGGCCGCTCGGCTCACAATCAGGTGAGTCGGGCGGACGTCGATATTCACGCCGTTTTCCTGCTGCGTCTCGAAGGCGGTCAGACCGCTGATTAGGTTGTCGCGGGTCAGGGCCTTCGACGTGCGAAGGTTGCCGTCGGTCGTGTTGAAGAATGCTCGCGTGTTCGACATGGTCGGATTCGCGATCAGCACGTAGGCGATCAGGTCATAGAGCAGGCGGCGGCTTCGCTGGCCCATCACGGCACCAGCCTGGCGGAGCGTGTCAAAGCGTTCGTCGATCAGGTCCTGCTCAGAGAACTGGAACCGGTCGGCGTACAT